AAATTGTGACATAAGGTTATTTTTTAATACGAAACACTACTAATCGATTTTGATAGGTAAATCTTTTCTTTTGTAGTGGGTTAAGTGCTTCTCGTATTGCTTGTGCGTTAATGTTGGTCTTTCTGTTTGCTGCTGCTATGGATATAAACTGCTCTTCTTCTTTGTTATCAAGGTAAATCATTCTAACCTTAATTGAGTTCTCGAATCCTCTTGGTTCCAAATCTAATCCCATTAATGATGCGTTTTAGTTCGTAAATAAGGTTTGCTGTAAATAGTATTGTAAATGCTAATGGCAATGAAATTAGTGTAAACTTTACTAACTCATAGATAAATATTAGTATATGCTTCATCGATTGTTTAATTTATTATACATCATTTCAGCTTGTTTTATCAAGCTAATTAATCGTTTAAGTTTATCAATATTCAATGTTATATGGGTATAATCTTTTGTATTTATCTGTATAAATCCATCTGCCATAAATGTACATTCATAATCATCTAATTCACAATCTACTATTGTAGTAGTTATTTCATATTCATTTAATACAAGTTTGTTATTATTAGGATATAAGAAATCATCAATATTATCTTTCATATTTTGTAGTTTAAATAACCACCCCAAGTTCCCGTAATTACTATCTGGTTAAAAATATTTAATTTCTTGAGGTGGTATAAGTTTACTATTTGCCTTTAGGCGTAATAGGTGTTGTAGGTTTTTTGACATCTTTATTTAGCCAGGTCAATAAAGTATCTGCTCTTTCAAACAAATTACTATCCATTCCGCTACTTAAAGCTACCCATAGAGCAAACTGCTCATTGTTCATTGTTGGTTGGTTCATATTATTTTTTTAGTGAGATTTTAAATGTGGTTGTGCTATACTTAGGAGCTGGATAAATCATCTCGCCAGTCTCTGGGTCAACCAATGGTTCTTTGATTGTTTTTAGTAATGACTCTCTTTCTTTCTGCTTGAACTTAATAGCTTCTAATTCTTGGTTCATTTTAAGCCAAGTATAGTCGCCATCATAAGCATACTTTACTCCAGATTCAAACTTACTAACTTCTGCTCCTAAAACCTCTGCTTTGCCTTGTGGATGAGTAGTAAGTATATCTACCACATCTTCTTTTAAATCGGCTCTAATGCCATCTAAAAGCTGAATGATAGCCTCTGCTTTAACAAGCATCTCAAGTGGATTGTCTCCAGTCTCTCTAAAATGCTGTACGATAGTTTGCTTTAGCAACTCAATGCTAAACTTTGATGGTTCGATAGAACTTAGTTCTACTTTTGGTAATAATTCTAAACTCATAGTTTTATTTTTTGGTTAGGTTTTCTTTTTTCATAGACAATAACTTCTTTAACATTTCGTTGCTGTCAAATAACTGCTTATACCCAAAGTACAAATCAGTAAGTTGCTTTACTTTAGTACACTTAGCAATCTCCATCTTAATAGCATCAATATCTATCTCATCTTCTTCTACTATCTCTGCTACTACTTCTTGTACTGTTTGAGAAGGTTTTTTAGGGGTCTCTACTGCAAAGTCCATTTCTTCTGCTGGTGTAGCTTCAAAACCTGCAGCTTTCATTAACCAAGCAAGTAAATTACGATACGCCTTACCGATTGCTCTTGTCTGTGCCATTGATAAGATTGCATACTCATCAAATCTTTTTTTGCTATGCTCAAAGTTGCTACAGATTGCTACTCCAGTAGCCACTAACTGACCAGTATTAATATTTCGTACTTCGCACTTAGCCATGTACTTTATTTCTACTTGACCAGGTTCTGTGCCTCTTCGAGTTAAGTCGGTAGTTTCTGTGATAATCGGCATTAACCCTAAAGAAGCTCCAGCGAATTGCCATCCTTCAACATTAACGAATTGCTTTCCTTGAATGTTGCTTGACAATCCTTTTTCTTTGATAAGTTTCGCTAAATCTTTAGATAAGTTTAGCATTGAGTCCGAGTTGATTAAATCAAACCTCGGTTGATTAGTTAGTTCTGTGCTCATAATTTAGTTTTTTGGTTGTGTTAATTGGTTGGTTAAAATAGGATGCTTCTACTATTGGATTGTGTTCCCAATAGTTTACTAATCTACTGATTAGGTTGTAAGACTCTTGGCTGTAGTTAATCTCATGTAGAATCTTAGCTACAAATAGTTTTTTGTCTTGTTCTGATAGTTTGTGAAATGTAGAATACATAGTGTTGGTTTTTATTTGTCTGAATATAATTTAGGTACCTTAATCTTCTTTCTTACTTCAAGATATTTCTCCATGTAATATGGCACTACTTCAACATCGTTTGCAAAAGTGTTTATACCATGTAAAACTGTAGTTCTATCTCTTTTAAAGTATGGGGCAATTTGGGCGGATTTTTGTTTATAGTGAACATGAAGGATATAAAAGCACATATTTCGTGCAAGTACATTCTCTCTATATCTACCTTTATTTGTAATCATAATAGGCCTTATCTTAAAAACATTAGCCGCATGATTAATTACATTGTCTACTATTGCCTTATCTACCTCATAGTTTTTTGGTCTTAGTAAAGACTTTCGTGTCATTCTAAATTTCGCTATAGTCATTGATTTGGTTTTTAAGTGCTTTTAACTTGTTGGCATAGTAAGTTTTTACTATCTCAACTGTCTCGTAATCGTGCTTCTCTAATCTTGTCTTTAATAGGTATGGTGAAAGTCCAGTGATAGCACAGATTTTTTTCATATCTCCATGTCTCAGCATTGCTCTATAATCCGTTACTTGAATCATCTTGTAGTTGGTTGTTTTGGTTAATTAATACTTGTCCTGCTTCTGTTAATGGTCTGCAGAATAATGTGAACGCCTTATCTCCGTCCTGAAATGTTACAGTTGTTTCTTCTGTATTAGCAAGTACTAATCTAATAGCTGGTTCCTGGCCATCTATCTTTTCGTTAGTTGCTGCGAATACTTGTGGCTCATTATCGCCAAACTTAAAGCACCACTCACAAGGGAAAATGGGTGTTAATTCTCTTTCTACTAATTCTACTTCTTGGTTGTCCATGTTTATTTGTTTTTGTTATAAATTTTTAAGTGTCTGTCTATTCCTTGTACTGCTGCATCAAGTGAGGCGTAATAGCTGTGTCTCCAGTAAAACCATTTACCATTTAGTATCATGTTATCCCATTTGATAATCATGCCTTTGTAGGTGTATTGTTTTGAGATTCTGCCGTTGCTGTTTACATAAGTAAACTCTTCTTTGATGCCTTTTTTCTTTTGTTCAAGGGATAGTTTTTGATTCATTTGTTTAGTTTGATGGGATTAGTACCTCGAACAAGACTTTCTCTTGGCTCTTAGGTTGTCCTTTAACCATGTTGCAGTATATTGAATACGCCTTATCATAATCTTTGGACATTGACCCAGAGACAATCATTCCGTCTTGTCTGGTAAAATAAAAAGTTTCGTTTAGTAAAAAGTCGAGCTCTTCGATAAATTGTAGGTTTTTCATGTTATGGGTTTTTTGGTGTTGTTGTTGTTTCTTCGTTTTCTTCTTCTTCATCTTCCCAGTCGCAGTACTCTAAGCACTCTGGACATAGGTTAATTTCTGGATAGTTGGTGTGAGCTCCACAGCAAGTAGAAAATGGCATAATTTATTTGTTTTGATATGTTTCATTATAATATTCTTCTGGATTATAATCATTCCATTGATGGTCTGCTATCCCTTTATCATAAGCATCAACTATCTGTTCTTTTTCTCTTTCAATTAAATCTTCCGCACATTTTATATAAAATGACAATAGTTCTTGTTCTTCATGATTAGATGCACTATTTTGGTATAAATGAAAAGTCGAAATTAATTGCTGCATGGCTGTTTTCATATCTAAGGTTTTTTGGTGTTTAGTTTAGATAATCGGCTGAAATAAGTTTTTGGGTCTCCTATTTTAGCTTTGTTCATGTTACTTTCATACTCCACTGGATGTATGCAGTTTTTTGTCTCGTGATTGTAATAGGCTTGTTCGCCTTTGTCAATGAGTATTCCAGTTATGGCACATTTCATTGGATGGGTTAAGGTAATTAATTGGTGCATTTGTTTTTGTTTTGGTTTGGTAAAATTAAAGGTTTTTTGTTATAATTTCATTTATTTTAGTTAATTTTTTGTTAAATGGTAAAAGATTTTTGTCCGAAAAATTGTCTGGACAAAATATCGGACATACAAGATTTTTGGCTATGCCAGATTTTTAGCAGGTTTTTGAGGAGTTTTTGCTGGATTTTTGGGGGGTTTTTGGCCCAATATAGCAGAAAGTAGCAGAAATTAGTACTAAAATCCTTAGTATTAGTGCAAAATAGGTATTACAAAGCATCGTAAAATCAATTCTTTGATGCTTTATAGCCTCATTTTTGGCTTATCTTTATTGTTTAAGGTATAGACCTCAAACGCATTTTAATTGTCTTATTTCGGCTTAAAATAGCTTTTATCGTGCTAAATGTTCAAACCATGCTTTTTGCTCCTTTATTTGCCTTGCTTTCTGTTCGTTTATCCTTTTGCCTTCCTTTATTAAGTTAGTCAATGCAAAGGGGTTAATGTTTCTATCCAGTGCCATTTTATCAATGGTTAGATAATTATTAACAAAATCAAGGTACAAATGAAGGGCAAAGCCTTTGTTAATTGCTTTTTTCATTGTGTTTTATCTGGTTAATATAAAAGCCTAAATTAATAGGCTCTTATTTCGCTGAATTTAACAGCTCATCAGTTAACCCCTATTTGAATACCTCAAAATCAATAGGCATCAAAATCCCTAATTTATTTGAATTATGCGGCTTTACTTGTATAGTCTTTAGCCTACCGTAAAAGCTATAAATTAACTGGCCTAAATTCTCACCTAATGCCTCGGCTAAATCCATAAGCAAAGAAGGATTAAAACTGATTTTGTCAACTGGTTCTGTCTTCGTATCTGTTGATAATATAACACTTTCGCAATCTGGAAAACGTCCTATATTATCCATCTCTGGTCGTGTCTTCATTTTTATTATCCCTTGCAATTCCCACTTTCCGTTGTATGCTTCCAATAAATTGCCATTTCGTTTAAAATCAGTGCATTTATAAAACCCTTGTTTTTTCCAGTCTTCCCCTTTGATATATAATTCATCATCTGTGGTAAATATTTCGCTAAATACTTCATTTACTGGGATTCGTGCCAATATGTGGCAATTTGTAGCATAAATAAAGCCGCCCTTAATTTGTACGTATTTTAAATGCTCTCTGTAATTGTCTTTTCCAACTGCTAAATGTAATTTCATGGTGTTTTGTTTTATTGTGTTTGTTTATTTTGTTTCTTTTTTTTCTGTTTGATATTGCTCAATGTATGAATCGATAACGTCCCAACATATACCGATTGATGCGTCGTGGTTCTGGTATAGTTGTTCCAGTATCTCTTCTGCTTCTTCTTCGTTTAATTCGATGCCTAATTCATCGGCAATTATAAAGATATCATCTGTTGACCAGCTTATTTTTATTTCTTTCATGGTTTGTGGTTTTATTAGTTGTTTTGCTCTTCGATTAAATGTTCTGCTATTTCATACCAGTTAACGTCGCTGGTAAATGCTAAAGCATAATCAAGCACTAAAGTACTTTGAACTGTCATTTCTTCCAGTGTTTCTTCCACATAGCTTTGCAGTTGCTTAGATAGGTCATAAGCATCTGTTTCACTTTCATTAGGGTTAAATGAATCGAACCATTCCAGAGCAATCCTCCATGTAGCATAATTGCTCCATCCATTGTAAGTCTGTTTTGTTTCTGTTTGTGTTGCTGTGTTTGTCATGTTGTAAGGTTTTATTTGTTTTTGTATTGTGTTAACTCTTCCCAGATTGTTTTTATTAGGGTATAGATTAAGATGCCGCCAATAAATAGGCTAATGAACTCGAATAAACTAACTGTTTGCATTGTGTTTGGTTTTATTTGTTTTTAATTACTGATATCATTGTTTTTAATCCATGCATCTTAATTACTTTGTAATACATTTCGATAGCTTTTATGCCTTTGTAGATTGTAAAAGCTGGTTTGTTGTTAAAAATAAATTGGTACATTTTGTGTTGTTTTGGTTATTTGATAGAGTAAAGATAAAGTAACAAAAGTGAAATAACAAATAAATATGTTAAAATATTGCAAATATTATTAAAATAGTTTTCAGTCTATATTCATACCGCTGGTAAACTTTATTTACTATCCTTATAAGGTCGGTATATATTATATAATACATATAGTATATAATATATAATATATGATATATTATATAATGAATAATAAAATAAATAAATAAATAGTATATTATATACGGACACTTTACCAACGGTATTGAATTGAGGTAGTGATTATTTATGTCGGTAGGTCTTATGTTACGCAACTGAGTGCAATCTAAATTGTATTTATAAGTATATTGCCTACTAAATAAGTTAGTATCGATTTTATGGCTATTTAGAGGCTAATTTAGACACTTTGTCGACTGCATAGTACATGGACTAACCTCGAATTGAGAAAATAGGTGCTTACCTATTGTATGAGCTATCTATGTGGATTTTTTGGGACTACTTACCCCCTACCCTTTCCATTCGTGTAATCAATATTATACCACCGATGTGCCCTTCATATTTTTGATATAAAACATTGTTTTCACCAATTTTAACTTTTGTTCTATTATTTAGAATTATTGTTGTAGCTTTGACTTCTATGAAAGATACTTGTGCAAAAAGAAACTATAAGTGCAAATGTGGTGTTGTCCAGGAGGAGTATGTTTGGAGCAGTCAGATTAGGGAGGTGCAGTTTGAGTGTAGGAAGTGTGGGAACTGGCTTGGGTTTAACAACATCAAGGTAGATAAGGTAGTGAGTATTGTGTCTATTAGAACGCCAACCAAAAATCGATAATATGAATGTTTACCATTATGCACTATTGTTTCTTCAATTAGTAGCTTTTTTAATTAATTTGCACAAAAACGGAGAGTTAAAACCAGAAAGAGACTTTAGGTATAACGCTACTACTGCTTTTTATTCTTTAGTAATTGCCTATACTTTAGTTATTTTATCAGCTTATAAATAATTTATGAACGCAGAGTTTAAAGACATAACGAAAGAAGCATTTATCATTGCTTATAGGGAGAATTTTGGGAATATTACCATAGCTTGTCAAGCGTGTGGGATTAGTAGGACTATGTATCAGAATTGGATGAAGAATGATACTGAGTTTAAGAAGGCTTTGGCTGAGATAGAGCCAGAGGAGATTATGCTTGACTGGGGGGAGCACAAGTTGATGGAGAGGATTACTAAGGGTGATACTTTGGCTACGATGTTCTTGTTAAAGACCAAGGGCAAGAGAAGAGGGTACATTGAAAAGACTGAGGTGGCTCATGAAGGAGATGTGGTGAAGCAGATTACGGTGAACGTAGTGAAGCCATCAGAATTACCTAACTTGCAGAAGCAGCTCGATGGAGATGAGAATATAATAAACTTCGATACTCAGAAAGATAACAGCTTTACTGTTCCAGCCACATTGGCTTCCGAGATACCAGAAATTCCGTTATATGACCATAGCAAAGGTGAGTTGTTAGATATGAACGACCAAGATGAGTTCGAGGAATAGTTTTGATTGATAAATTAAGGTTTATTGATTGATAAGTTTTCTATTGGTAAACTTTGTGTCACAAATATTTGAAAAATTGTGACATAATTTGCATGAAATTTTCCAATAATTCATGCATAATGTGTCATAAAAGGCACTTTTTGACTTATGTTTGTCCGATATAAGTCACATTAGGGGCCTACCATCTATAAAACCAAAAAGTTATAACTTCGTTTTTACCAAGCCAATTTTTTAATTTTTTCCTAATGCCCTATGAACGTAACCACCAACATCGTTTTCGAAATACTGCAAAACAGCCAAAAAAAAATATCTGTTATGCAAGGCGGAACAAGGTCTGGCAAAACCTACAATGTATTGACATGGTTTATCGTAAAATTGTTACAAGAAAAAGGGAAGACACTAACTATCTGCCGTTCATCGTTGCCATCCATAAAAGGCTCAGTAATGAGAGACTTTATAGAAATTCTGTCGAAATATGGCCTATACT